CGACTTAGCCATCTGTTATATCACAAGCGGAGGATCATTTCGCGATCTCACAAAGCATTTTCCACTAGAAGACATTTCTGGTAATGTAAACTTTCATCTGAATTATAGGTTCAGAAGTGGAGTTCTCAAAACTAGTAAGGGTTCTGGTGAAGTTGCTGATGTGGACGTGGATGATACGTATTCCTACACAGGTCTACGTTACCTCTTGGATTCCAACACGTTTCCTGGTATGTGTGGTGCTACATTACATTCTGAATCATCTGGTTCAGTTATTTTGGGCATTCACCTTGCAGGCGTGGAAGGAACTGGATATGGAGTAGCGGGGATTATTAGTCAGAAACAACTAATGGATGGCTATCGGGCTATTCGCCTTGAACCAGGAGTTTTACTCACTGGGTCTGGTGAAAAATTCGAAAAGCAAGTCCTAGGTGTTAATGTTATTGATCCTAACGCTGTTCCACACCCCAAGAGTCCGCTGAGATATATGCCTCACGAAACGCAAGTGGAGTATTACGGCTCGTGTCCAGGTATGGTTTCATCTCACACAGATGTCAAAGTGACACCTATTAGTGCACATGTGATGGATGTGTGTGATGTTCCGAATATCTATGGACCACCTGAGTTCAAACCTGAATGGAAGGGTTACCAAGATTGCTTGGCCAACCTATCTATTCCTGCTATACCTTACGAGTATTCATTCCTGAAGAAGGCAGTGTTAGACTACGAAAGTGACCTCTTGGAGATTTTCAAGCGTGACTTGTGGAAAAACACACGTCCTTTAACAGACATGAGAATTGTTCGGGCATTCCAGGATTAAGATTTATTGATGCTATCAAGCTCAATACTTCTATCGGGTATCCACTATCAGGTCCTAAGTCTAAGTATGTTTTCATAGCTAAGACAGTTGATGACCTAATGGCGTACTACGAGGAGATGAATTTGCCACCCGATCCAGAGGAAATAATGCGTTTGGCTAGTGGGCACACCTTCCAGGTTGTAAAATTTATAGACGAGATATCGGTTGAGATAGAACG